ATCAAAAAGAACCTTGTATTCTCTCAATACAATCTTCTTACATCAACAGGTCGCCCTTCTAACCGATTTGGTGGTGTAAATTATGCTGCTCTTAACAAGAACGATGGTAGTAGAAATTGCTTTGTAAGCAGATATGGCGACGATGGTATGCTTGTGATGATGGACTATAATGCTTTCCATCCTCGTCTTATTGCTCATCTATCCAACTTCCAAATGGACGCTGCCGAGAATCCATACGCATATCTGTCTAAGTATTATTTCAACAAGTCGAATATCACCGAAGAAGATATTGCCGTAGCAAAGGGTTTCACATTCACACAGATATATGGCGGTATTGATAAGAAATGGATTCATATTCCATATTTTAAGAAAGTTCAGGAGTATATTGACCATCGTTGGAAGTTCTTTGAAGAGAACGGTTATATAGAAACGCCGAAGTATGGTAGAAAGATCAAACACTGCCATATTCAAGACCCTACGCCAAACAAGCTGTTTAACTACATTCTACAGGCATTTGAGACAGAAATGGCGGTGGATGTTTTAGGTGACCTATTGAGTGACCTAAAAGACAAGAAGACACTACCTATTCTATACACCTATGATAGTATCCTATTCGACGCTCACAAGGACGATAAGATAGACACTATAAAAAGACTCAAGACCATAATGGAGCGCGATAAGTTTCCTGTAAAAGTGTACGTTGGAAAGAACTATGGTGATATGAAACAAGTATCTATATAATATTTATAATAAGCGTATATCTTATATATACGAATATTTATATATTATGGAAAAAAGCAAGATTATAGATGCTATATTAAATGAATGGGCGATGCGTTCGCCGGATGGTTTGTCGGGCGGACATAGCAAAGAAGAAAATATAGAAGCTCTCGATGAAATACTTCTTGAACATGACTTTTCATATGATGATATACACGAAATAATGACTGGTATTTTTGGAGAAGCGGAAGCAGAAAAGCAGGCCGCAAAAAGAGGAAGAAAGAAAGGAAGCATAACAAAAAAATTCGCACCATATCAGCTATTCAAAGACAAAAATAATCCAAAGATTATAAGAGTTTACAACCGAGACAAGCAAAAATTTGATTATGCCGACGGTACGATTTATCCGTTAGATTTGAGTTCGGATATAAGACGCACGCTAAAAACAGACACGGAAGATAATATTAACAAAGCAAGAGCCGCACTCAATTTAGAAGTTGAGAAAGAATGGAAGGGAATGAGAAATCAAAAACACGTTTCTGCGGGAAATGTGGACAGAATGAGAGGGGCTATTGAAAAATATGAAGATGACACCGGTAATTATTCCGCAGTAACATTATTCAAATCCAAATATGATTATTATCCGATGGAAAAAATCCAAGACGCTATGGATTTATATTCCGGAACATCTCGCGATGGAAAACTCGTAAAAGATCTGATTGAGGAAATAGATGAAGGTACGGCTCACGCTCCGACAGGTAGAGGCGAGATGGTGTTTGTATATATACTAAAAGGTATGACATCTGGGGGAAATCAAATGATGGATTTGGTTATAGCCGAAGCCAGACCCGACGTGTCCAAATATGGTAGAGAGCAGGGTATTGAAGTCAAAGAAGCAACAAACAAGGCAATAGGAATAAGCCTACCAACATTAAAAGGATACACAAATTCTGAATTTTATAAGGCAATAACCGAGTTAATTAACCTTGTTCATAGATTCGGAGATAACATGCTTCGCTCTGTAATTGATATTCTTGACAAAGCGGTGGAGGACAATACTAAAAAGGAAACATATAAAAATGAAATTTTGGCTTTCTTTGAAGATCCGAAATCCGGAGAAATTTCAATGGATTTAATAAAGGCACTAATGGTTGTATCGGCAGAATTGTCAAAAAATCAACCAGAGAAAAAAGATGGGGTTATGGATATAGAAATTGGAGGAGAAGAAACAGAGTTTGATATAAAAAACGTCGATAAAGTAAAGCAAGATATTGATGCAGCAAAGACACGGTCAAATGACAACGTTCGTTTGGACGTGGTCGCCAAGTATTCCAGAAGTATGCCAACCGAAGACATGGAAGTGGAGATGAAAAAAATAAGATTTTTCAAGGAACAAATCACACCGGCCAAAATTGATGATATGGTGGTCAAGCTCATGACCGATAAATATAGCAAATTGCTTGTGGTGGATAAAAGCAAGAGTGCCGCTCAAAGAGCAACATTGTATGATTTGTCCACCATGAATCAACTGAAATTCGGTTATCTTGGGTTTGGTAAGTTATATTTGATGTTACCAGGAGCTACCGAAAGCGATATCGAAGCAAGCAAGAAAGATGTAAAAACAACACAGTCAGTAGATTCTTGATTATGAATATACAAAATTTTATAAATGATGTAATTTTAGAAGCGTCACTGGATGCTAGAATAGCAGACGGTGTTCTTGATATGAAAAATCACGAACATATCTTGGTGTTAGCTGAACTTATGTACGACAAGTGTGGCGATGAAAACATTGTCAACGAGTTCGTGACAAAATTTATGGCAGAAGGAAAATATCCTGACCGCCAAGCGTTCAATAAAGAAGGTTGGCTTGTTACGTTTCCATCAAAGGAATATCGAGACGCTGCAATAAAAAAAGGTACACACTCTATTTCCGATCCTACTCACGGAAAAGGTGGAATGAATTTATATTACAAGAGAAGAGGTAAGCAAAAGAGACAAACTCAACAAGCATCAACTCAAACAGAGCCACAAAAAACAACAAATACGACACAGCAAGTTAAACAAAAGGTTCCACAACCGGAAAAACCAAAACAAGGAGTTGATGTATCAAAACTGGCTCCCGATGTACAACGTGCATATAAAGATGCGATAGGAGCCAAAGAAGAGCCTGCAACAACAGAACCAACACCGCAGCCAACAGAAAAGCCGTCAACAACAACAACGCCGCAGTCAAATGAGCCGACACAGGCTCCGGAAGCTCCAAGACCAGCAGAAGCACCGACAATTGATGTTCCCGTTGTAACAGAGCCTCCCGCACAATATGCGGATATATCAAAGAAGTTTGCTACTAAAAAAGGATGGATGGCTGAACCATACGGCGAATATAGAGATGCTGAAGGAAATACCGTCGCGGTTGTTGGATTAAGTGGTGAAGTTGTTCCTGTAAAAAGTAACGACAGAGAAGAATACAAACTCTTTGCGGAAAAGAGCAAAGTATAATATGGCAACGGTCAATGCACAACTTCTTTGCACGTTTGCAAAACAGCATACATATCAAGCTGAGATAGAAGCATTGTCTGAATATTACAACATTATAGAGCACAAGATATATGTTCTTCAAAGCGGCGCTAATAGAGAAGATATATTTCTAACATATAACGCAGAAAAAAATGGCAGTCAGTTTTATCCAAATACAATTTCAGTACACCGTAAGAAAGAGTTTAATATCATATACAGCATCAATGCTCTTAATGAACTAATCAAAGAGCAAAATAACGGTGTAATATCAAATACATTCCAGATAAATTGGGAAGAATACAGAAACAGTTTCATCACTGCCAGAGACGGTAAAGTTAAAATAACACCGACTAGATTGATGAAAATTTACCAGATTACTTAATATATCTGGACGAAAATTTATTTTTGTGTATAGTTATATAGACTTAACTATTGACCAATTAACGATTGAAAAATTAGCCAAGTGCTTCTTATAGATTGACGATTGTCATTAATTAAGCCATAGTATTCAACATTGACCGAGTTGAGTACTTTTCAAATTGGTCAAACATATTAACAATTAACGAATAAATAATTATGCCATTAGATCTATCAAAGATTAAGTCGCGTCTTGATTCGCTCAAGAGCACACAAAACAAGACCACCGCCGTGTGGAAGCCAAATCCGGGCAAGAACGTAATCCGAATCGTTCCTTATGCCCATAATCCTGAAAATCCGTTCATCGAACTGCTTTTCCATTACAATATGAACGGAAAGACATATCTGTCCCCCGCTTCATTTGGTCGTCCTGATCCTATCGTTGAGTTTGCTAACAAGCTCAAGAAGAGTGGAGATAAGGAAGAGTGGAAGACTGGTCGTTCTCTCGAACCTAAGATGCGTACATATGTTCCTGTCCTCGTTCGCGGACTAGAGCACGAAGGCGTCAAGTTCTGGGGAATGGGCAAGCAGGTATATCAGGAAATCCTGAGCATCATTGCTGATGCCGACTATGGTGATATTACTGACCTCAAGAATGGTCGTGATATCGTCGTCGAGTTCAAGACTGCGGAAGAGACTGGAAAGTCTTTCCCAGAGACCACAATTCGCGTCAAGCCAAACCAGACCCCTGCGTTTGATCCTGCCGATGCGGCACTCAAGGAAAAGGTCAAGAACCAAAAGAACGTGACCGAACTTTTCCCAGAGTTGTCTTATGACGAACTCGCTGCCGTTATGGATACTTGGCTGAACGCTTCGCAGGAATCTGCTGAAGACGGCGAACCCGCTCCGGTACCTGCTCCTCAATCCGAGGAAACTGAGGAAGCTCCTGCACCAAAGAGTGCAACAGCTAAAGCCGCCGTTAAGGCACCCTCGAATACGAAGGCAATTGCCGACGAATTCAACGACTTGTTCAACTCATAAGTTGGACGGAGTAGTAGAGTAAATGATGATGGTGGTGCGCCAGAGGGAGTACTGGCGCACCACTCATCGTCCAAACTATATCCATTATGGAAAAAAAGAAGAAAACAATTGAACACGAGATGAACTCATCTCGCGATGAACTGGCAGAAGCATTGGCAGATTCCATCAATAAGAATAGCGACGGTAAAGTTGCTTTCTTTCTTGATGCTGAAGATGATCCTTCGCAGATTACTGACTGGGTTTCTACCGGAAACAGTCTTGTTGATTTGACCATCGCAAACCGTCCAAATGGCGGATTGCCCGTTGGAAGAATCACCGAGCTTACTGGTCTAGAAGCATCTGGTAAGAGCCTTATGGGCGCTCACCTACTTGCTGAAACCCAGAAGAAGGGTGGACTGGCAGTATTCATCGATACAGAAACTTCCGTATCTACGGATTTTCTAACAGCCATTGGTGTAGACGTTCCAAAGATGTTATACATCAATGTTGATACGGTAGAAGATGTATTTGATAAAGTTGAAGAAATCATCACTCTTGTTCGCAAGAGCAGCAAGAACCGTCTTGTGACTATTCTGGTTGACTCTGTTGCCGCTGCTTCTACAAAGAAGGAACTGGCAAGCGATCACGGTGCAGATGGCTATGCCACCGGCAAAGCCATTGCTATCAGCAAGGCGATGAGAAAGATCACGGGACTTATTGCTAAACAGCGTGTATGCCTGTGTTTTACCAATCAACTTCGTCAAAAGGTAGGATTTGTTGGACTTGGCGATCCTTGGACAACCAGTGGTGGTAAAGCCATTGCGTTCCACGCCTCGCTGCGCCTACGTCTAAAGCAGTTGAATCAAATCAAAAATGCAGACAAGCAGACAGTTGGTATTCGTACCAAGTGCACTATTGTCAAAAATCGTATGGGACCACCTATGCGAAGTGCCGAATTTGACATCTACTTTGACCGAGGCATCGACAACTTCAGCAATTGGTTGGAACATCTCATTGAATGGGATATTGTAACCAATGCCAAGAAGCCAAAGGTTGCAGGTGAAAAAAAGACAAAGAAGCAGTTGGAAGAAGAAAAGGAAGAAGATAAGAAGGCGAAGAACCTACAATTCATTATGCCTGTCGAAGGTAAAGACCCCGAGACAGTTGTGTTTGAAAAGAAGGACTTGCCGAAGCTGCTCAAAGACAGACCAGAGTGCAGAGATTATCTTTATAACAAGCTCGTTGAGAACTTTGTTATGAAGTATAAGGCTCCAAACTCTGAGATGGCTGATGACGTTGAATACGACGAAGCATCAGAAGGAGCAGAAGACTAAAATGACTGTGTGGAGTGGAATACCTCCACATGGTTATCACTTAATTAAAGGAAATGTATGAGCGAAGAACAAAATAACACAAATAACGAAAAGGAATTAGATGTGATAGCTTTTTTGAAAGAAGATATTGCAAAATACGAAGCGGCGACTGGTAAAAAAACCAAACCAGAACAGACAATCGTGGAAATGACGGCGGCAGAATTCGTCAAGAAGTTCCACGAAGATATTAGATATTGTGCCGATGTTCAATGGCGCGAGGATAAAGAAGGTGATTTTGCACATAAAGGAATTGCTGCATGTATCGGACTGCAATGGACTGCCGATGAACACGAGAATGAAATTCGCGTCACCGATATTTATGAGGCAAAGCGAGCGATGGAAGATGATCCAAAAGATCCTCTTTCAAAGGCTATTTGGCGTAAGCCACGTGTAGCAAAACCGAAGGCTGAAAAAAAGCCAAAGAAAGTAAATAAGTCAAAAAAGGTAAAGGTAAAGAAGAAAGTTCCACTTGATAAGTTGAGCTTTGAAGAATTTGCAAAAATGTCAGAAGAAGAAGTATTTGAGACATACGCCGATGAAATACAGGAATATGGAGATTGGATTTGGAGAGAACAGGACAGAGGTGGTCCGACATATTCATTGGAGCAATGCGTTGAGATGGCAAAGAGGGAATTGATGGAAGGGCTCTGGGGACCAGCCGCTGACTAAAATAAAACAATCATATGGAGTGAAATATCTCCATATGATTCTTACGAAATGCAAGACGAGACTAAAAAGAAATTCACATCTATATTCTCACAAATTAAAAGTGAGCACGCTACTCTTCCTGTAAATACAAAAAAGGAAAAGAACAGCGATATACTTGTTGTAGATGGTACCAATAACTTTATCCGCTGCTGGACAGTTGTTCCTACATTAAGCGACAACGGCGATCACGTTGGTGGAGTAACTGGATTTCTTACTAGCCTTGGATATGCTATAAAACTATTACGCCCCACAAGAGTTATTGTAGTATTTGATGGCAAAGGTGGAAGCCAACGCCGCCGAGACATATATCCAGAATATAAGAATAATCGTAAAGTATCTGTTCGTGTAAATAGAGCATATGAAGAAATGAGTGACCCACAGACAGAGCAAGAAGCTATGATTAATCAAATGGTTAAACTCATTGATTTTCTTCGTAGTCTTCCTGTTAGTGTCATTTCTATTGATTATATCGAAGCAGACGACGCTATTGCTTATATTGCTACACAGATGTATCCAGATGCAAAAATCACCATAATGAGTGGTGATAAAGACTTTATCCAGCTTATTAGTGATAGAGTATGCATCTGGAGTCCTATCAAGAAGAAGATTTATGGCGTACAGGATGTAATCAATGAATATGGTGTGCATCCTACCAACTTTATTTATTATCGTATATTAGAAGGAGACTCTTCTGATAATATCGATGGCGTTAAAGGTGTTGGATTAAAAACAGCGATCAAATGCTTTCCTATGCTTACAGAAGGTAAAGAAACATCTGTTGATGAAATGCTTCTGCGTGCCAAAGATTGTATCAACGAAAAGAAGATATATTCAACAATCGTAGAAAACGCTAGTATTATCAATAGAAACTATTTGTTAATGCAATTAAAGAACCCAAGTTTTGCTGGTTCATTGCAAATGAAAGTATCAGAAGCCGTTGAAAATATATACGACTTTAACAAATTCCACTTTATACAGAAACTTACTGCTCACGGTATGCACTCCACTATACCTAACTATCACGTATGGTTGCAGGAAGTATTCTATCCATTACACGTTATGGCAAAAACTACATAATATTTTCTAAATCAAATTGACGAAACTCCAAATCCGTCGTATATTCTAAACATCATCATTTATGGCTCCTGTAATTATTGACAATCTACACAAATATGGTCTTGAATTTCAAGTCAAGATCATCGCTAGTCTGGTAACAGACAAGGCTTTTCTCGAACGTGTCGTTGATATTATCGAAATCGACGCATTTGAGAATGAGGCACATCGTTGGATCGTGAAGGAAATCATTCAATATCATGCCGAGTATAAAGACTTGCCCACTATGCAAGTGTTCAAGGTTCGCGTAGATACAATCGAGAACTCCGATTTTAAGTCAACGGTAGTGGATCACCTTAGAAGTGTATATAACAAAATTACTGAAAAGGATCTTCAGTTTGTTCGCGAACAGTTCCTTGAATTCTGCAAGAATCAAAAGCTTAAGAACGCCATCATTGAATCCGTTGACTTTCTAAAGACGGGTGAATATGATCGTATCAAGGGGCTTGTTGACAAGGCAATGAAGGCTGGTATGGAACGCAACCTTGGGCATAATTATCATAAGGATCTTGCTGGACGTATGAGTCAGATGTGCCGCAATACCATCTCGACGGGATGGGACGTTGTTGATAGTCTGATGGATGGAGGTCTTGGACCTGGTGAACTGGGCATTGTTGTTGCTCCCGCTGGTATCGGCAAGTCGTGGCTGCTTTGCAGTCTTGGTGCCAAGGCGATGAAAACTGGCAAAAATATTGCTCACTTTACACTTGAACTGAACGAGAACTATGTGGGTCTTCGTTATGACTGCTGCTTTACTCACATCGATTTTCAAGAAATCAAACACCGTCAGCCAGAAGTTGCTGAAGCCATCAAAAAGATCAATGGTAAGTTGTTTGTAAAGTATTTCCCACTTAAGACGGTCAGTGCACAGTCTCTTAAGTTCCATATCGAACGCATCCAAGCTTTGGAAGGTATCAAGATCGATGAAATGGTTGTTGACTATGCCGACATTCTTCGTCCCCTTGAAAAGGAAAAGAATAGCAACAGTTATAGTGAGGCTGGTGGAATCTATGAAGAACTTCGCCAAGTTGCAGGAGAACTACAGATTCCTGTATGGACTGCTTCACAAACAAACCGAAGCGGAGGTCAGGAAGATGTTGTTCAAGCTCATAACATTGCCGACTCTTATCGTAAGATTATGACGGCAGACTTTGTTATTAGCGTAAGCAGAAATACTCAAGACAAGGCAAACAATACTGCTC